CCATCACTGGATGTTTGACCTGCCTTATATACACCATTGTTAAAGAAATCATCTAGGTGCTCTCTAGCACGAACATCAAAAGTATTGACAACATAATCACCATGTGTCTCATAAGTACGACGAGCAATAGACTTCTCAATCTCGTTATATGTTGTATGATCAACAAAGTTCTCTACAATAGAGTTGTTCAGACGCAACAATTCGATGAAGTTCTTATCAGTATCATCAGCAATTGCTTTCTTAACAAGCTGTGTCTTAATTCTAAACCTGTGTGAACCTGGAGCAGAGTAGTTAGATGATCCAATTGCATTGTCCGTTAAGGAAGGATCGTCTTCTGGGGTAATGATTGATTCTGATACTTCGAATCCGACTCTGTAGGAAGGATTATTGGTATACTGATCAAGAATAATATAAGCAGAAATGATGTCAACAAAGTGACCACGGATGAAATAGACTCCTTCATTAATATATGCTGTAGAACCAATTCTTGCAGAATCAACTGGCAGTAACTGTGCCCATGGAGATCCAATCTCAATCAAAGTATTACCAAAAGTTAATTCTTCTTCACAAATTAACTGTTCATTATTTTGGAATACCTTTGTAGAAGTATCTGAAGTTGTGTCACCAGACTCAATATACTTCAGATAGAATGTAATATAACCAGCAGTTGATTCAGTAGCAGGGATAGAGAAGAGAATCTTAGCCTTGATGCCAGTGGTTAGACCCTCAACAATCTTTCCGTGTAACTGAGTACGATAAGTCTCAACGTCAACTCCTAAAAATGCCTGCTGTATAAGCACACAATGTACATTCAGGTCATAACCTATTTGACCTGGAATGACCATAGCACCTTCTTTAAACAGGTGCTGTCCCATTGCTTCGACCTGATTCTGCAGGATCGATTGCATAGTGGTAAGTTCTCTTGCCTGGATTGGGAATCCTGGTCGGAAGAGAACTCTATAAAAGTTTTTATCTTTACTGAAATCGTCAAAATATGGAGCGATATTCAGATTAGTATTCTGTGGCATCTCTTTAGAATTCGATTACGATCTTGATATCTTCGATTTGGTCACCAGCACGAGAAATTGCTCCTCTGTTGTCTATGTAGATGATCTCACCAGAGTTAGGTTCGATCTCAGGTTTGGCATATCCGTTGGTGAATGACATACCAAGGTCATATTCAGTGTTATTAATAATACGTGTGGAGGCTCCAGATACAATTGGGAAGTTGATATCTGGGTCAGCAGATGTACCAGAAGTAGCACCTACGACAGGGTTACCACCCTCAAAGTCTGTCAAGTTACCAGTGATCTCAGGGAATACACCGTCAACTCTGTTCTGATAATATTTAAGAACTTTAGTTGTATCATTCCATGAAATAACCCGACCTCTAGCAGTCACCTGTTGACCACCTACAGTTCGGGACTGGGTTACTATTTCGTCAGTTTGGAACTGACCTGTAAATGTTGGACTAAAGATAACTGCATTAGTTCCTGATAGGGTAATAGCAGATGTAAGTTCTGTAGTACCATATTGCTTAGGATTGATTACCAATCCAATACGACGATAGTCGTTATCTGTTGGGAAGTCACCTGATCCTTCATCATAGGTGAACTTCGTGTTAATCATAATTCTATATCCACCTAACTCAGAGTCTGGTTCAGCACCATGACCACTGTCAGGAGGAATAATAACATCAATAGAAGCACCAGTACCTGTACCAGCACCAATACCGTTCACTTCATCAATAATAATCTTACCAAAGTTATATCCAGATCCACCAGATGTCACAGTAGCAGATACAACTCTACCACCATCAACCACTAGTGATACTCTTCCACCTACCCCATCACCCTTAATGGGTACGTTCTCATAAGTTCCGTTGTTATATCCAGTACCAGATGCCTGAATAACAACACTATCAATCTCACCACCAACTGCATCACCAGTAACAGCAACGTCGCTGAGTACAGGCATGTAGTCGTTTGAGAAGAATTTTAAGACTTGACCAACAGGTATAGTATAAAGATACTTCCAACGATAGCCATCGGAGGTAGTGATAATACTTGTGGAAGTGCCTGTCGGCTCCACTGTCGAAGGTTTGCCATTTGGATCGGAAGGAGATGTGCCATTATATATGCACTTGTATACCTGATATTGACTATTAACTACATAAAAGTCAGCATCATATAGTTTGGTAGCACCAGACGATGCAGTCTTAGTAGAACTGTAGTCGTGACGGTACATGTCGTAAACATAACCTAGTCCACCAGTGGTTTGTTCTGGGGGTGTCCAGTCGATACGACGTACTACCTGAACCGTGTCGTTAGCTAAAACACGTTTCATTGATATCATATCAGCAAACGTGTCTGAAAACTCTTGGAATGAGTCCACTGGAGTCGGTGGTGCGTTCTCGTTATCCCACTCTTGTGGTCTACCAATAAACACGTATAACCTGTCTCTAGAGGCTCCCGCCACGAGGTCGGACTGCGATGGGTCGGCACCCTCTAGAGACTTAATAAATCTCTCCGCAGTAAAAATTCTAAATTGATCTGTGAGAAGTGCCATGTTGCAGCTTTAACCTTCCTTATATTTAGTAAACTTATTCTGGTTCGTTTCTAACTAGGTTAGTGAACTCCTGTTTCCAGAATACAGCAGTTGCACCAGATCCTCCACCAGTGAGTGTGTCGGAAGTGGTAAACTTGTAGGTATTACCATTATTAGTTAATGTATCTACCTCTAATTTGACATAATCAGTAGAATATTCATTATCAAATGAGACAACTTTAGCAGTCACTCCAGTAGAGTTACCTGTAATTGTCTCACCAATAGTGAAATTAACACTATTCCAAGACTTAGCAATGATGATAGCAGTTCCTACATGTGCTATACCATCAGCGAGAGCACCAGCAGTAGAAACTGTAGAGACTAAAGGAACTAAGTTAGAGTCATATATCTGATCACCCTGTTGGAACAGAGTTGTGTTCTCACCACCTATAGTTTCCTCAATACCATATAGTGATGATGCAATACCACCATCTAAACTAATTTCATCCTCAAAGTCTGTATCAGTATTTACCAAGTCAATGATGCCATCACCAGCACCATCCAATTCATCATCATCTTCGAATACAAATCCAGTTAAGGTACCAATAGGATCTTCGAAGGTAACAATAACACCATTAACATCCTCAATTAGCACGTGTGGAGATACACCAGTACCAGAAGAACTAGCAACACCAGCAATAAACTGAATCACAGCAGTCTTTTCATTAGAACGACCACCATCGATAAATGCTAATTCATCAACTTCGAATGTTACGAATAATTCTCTAGTTGCAGGGTTCCAGTCATATACTATGGCAACCTTATTGGACTTATCCTCTTCTACTCTTCTGAGTCTGTCTGATACAGTAAAAGCATATCCAGATATACCATCATTGCCATTTGCTAGAGAGTCCAATACAACTCTTTGATCATAACGAAAATTAATACCTCTAGTACATCCAGTAAAACTATTAGCAGTCTTACCAGTATATCTAACAATCTCTCCACCTATTTGGAACTTACCAGAACCTGAATATGCATTAGTTGTCTGTACATAGAAAGTCTGATCTGATGCAGTAGCATCACGAATAAGACCTGTGAGATTGTATACTGTACTTTCTAGAGAAGTTCTATTTCTCTGTGTTCTAATGAGGTTAGTATCTCTAGTAAAGATAACACTTGGTGGGTTAACATATCCACCACCAGGATTAAGTATGTCAATACTTGTAATAGCACCAAGGTTAATCTTAGCTTCTGCCTCAGCACCTGATCCACCACCACCAATTAACTGAATAATAGGAGGTGTCTCGAAAAATTCTCCAGCATCACTGATATTAATACCAGTAACACTACCAAATTGTTCTACTTCAGCAACACCAGTAGCACCATCTCCTCCACCTCCACCAGAGATAACAAGAGTAATATCTTCTGCAGTATAGTTTCTTCCTTTTGCTTCTATAGCAAGACCAGTAACACCACCAGTTACGGGAACTAGTTCTGCACCTGATCCACCACCACCTCTAATCTCAGCAGTAGCAGTAAAGTATCCATCACCAGGTTGATTTACTTGTAGGTGGGAAAGTCCTCCACTACCATCATCCTTAAGGAATATATTTGCATCCCCTTTAGTTAATCCAGGATCATCACTCTCAATAATCAATCTTAATGGATCATATCCCTCACCAGGATCTATAACATCTACTGATAATAGATCACCATTAACACCAATATTTGCACGAAGTACAGCATCTCTTATAGGTGTACCGCAATTTCCGATACTAAGTCTAGGAGGATCATTTGCATCATAATCCTGTCCAGGGTTAGTAACGATTACATCCTCAACACCGTATACACTGTTAAAGACTGGTTCGATTGTGGCTCCACTTCCAGGGACTGTTCTTGTCATCTTATGCTATTGTCAGAGTACCCATCATTGCTGAGTGAACTTCACACTGATAAACATATGACGTACCTGCAGATAAAGTATGTGGAACGACATATGTGGTTGTTCCATTTGCATCTGCAGTTACACCATCAGTTACTGCCATTCCACCAGATGAAACACGTAGCTTAAGTGGATGACTAGCACCAGTAGTATTGTAAAACTTGTAAGTAAATCCTCTATAAAGGATTAAACCAGGATTATCTGTAGAAGAATTAATCCCAGGACCATTAATGCGATATGCTCCGTTGCTTGGTGCATTAAAGGAATAATATAAAGTAGGAGAATCGCCAACTTCCCATTGACTGTTCTCTCCATCATAGTAAAGTGATTTACCTTCTATAGTATTCTGAGGAATTAACCTATCAGAAGTAATGCTCAATGTACTTCCTGCCATGGCAGTAGTGATTCCATCTGAACCCTGAATGGTTACAGTAGAGTCTGATGCAGCAGCAGTATAAGATCCAGTATTACCAGCGATTGTTTGTACAACATTCTGTACAATATTTGGAGCATCGTTGGTAATAGTAATAGTATTGGTACTTAAGTTTGTACTGATACTAGCACCACCTGCAATGGTCAAAGTGTCTGTAGTTACAGTAGCAGAAGTGCTACCATTGTCTGCAGCGAAAGTTTCGAATAGATTTTGATCAGGATCACCAAGTGCTCCTGTCATGTTTATAGTAAGAGTATCGCCAGTAATACTGGTGGAGATATTAGTACCGCCAACAACAATGAGAGTGTCGTTAACAGCGGAAGCAGTTGTTGTGCCAGTGTCGGCGTTGACTGTTTCGAATAGATTCTGTGTAGTACCTCCTCCACCTCCAGATCCTTGTTCGTCATTCGCTGGCTCCCATTTTGTAGTACTCGCATTCCACTTTAAAACTTGCCCACCTGAAGGACCACCATTCACAGTGGTATCTACATCAGAAAGGATATTAATACTATCATTTACATCAACTAGTTGGATCCAATCAGGATCATGGGAAAAATGTAATTTTCCTGTGTCATGTGTATGAGCAACCATACCATGATGAGTAGAAGCACTTGGTAGAGCAGCAGCATTTGCATATGGTGCATGCCACTTAAGGTATCCATCATCACCATCGATATAAGTTAGTGCCGATCCTGTACCACCAGCCCAAAACTTAATGTCTCCTGTACCAGTCTGCCTAATCGTTATATTATCAGTACCGTCACAAATTAATTGATGACCATTCGTATCTAAATTGGCACTTAAAAGATTAAAATCTGCACCTCGGAATGCAGGAGTTGGTGTACTACTCCATTTAAGTACTTGTCCATCCGTTATACCAGCACCAATATCGATATGGATGTCTGTGTCATTACCTAATTTCTGATATAGTTCGTCAAAGTTGGCATTATACTTGATAGCACCGTCCCTCAGGGTGTCGCCTGTGCCATCATTTGCCGAAGAACCAATACCAACTAGCTGTTTTGCCATTTTCTTACAGTTTGTACAGTGTTATTTAGGTGGCATCGAAGGTGATACCAGTAGTATCGAAGGTAGCATTAGTACCATCGAAGTTTTCTGCCTGCTGACCACCGCCACCACCAGTTACGGTGAGGGTAGCAACGTCAGTTGTTAGAGGAGAGTTTTGTGCAGCAGGTGCACCAATTGGTCCCTCAATTACACACCTGAATTTGTATCCAGACATGTATGCCAATGCAGTGAAGGTGAGACTATTAGCAGTAGATCCTGTTAGAACAGCGAATGAATATCCACCGTCTGTAGATCTGAACCATTGATAAGTCTTAGGACCATCCTCAGGACTAATAGATGCAGTAACAGTAAATGTAACTGAGTTATTAGCAGAAACAGTAGCATTAGCAGGTTGAGCACCTATCAGGATAGTAGCAGGTGCAGTTCCACCTCCGTCACCTCCACCATCTCCAGCAGGAGCCTGAGCACCATCATTATCTGGTTTGTTGAGGGTTTCACGTGAAGTAGTTCCCATCATATAAGGGAACTGTGGATCTAATGCTCCTTCATTACCTTCTTCAGTTGCCAAGAAGTATGCATATGTACCTGTAGGATATTCTGGTGTTACACAGAATCTTCCATTATGGAAATCAAGAATACCAGTACCTTCTGCATACTCCCAATCCTGCATCAATGATCCAGCAGGAGGGTTAGCAGTAGTATTGCCGTAAGTGGGTCTGCCTGGTGCCTCTTCAGATTTAATCCTATATGAACTACTTGCTAAAACTTTAGATGATGTATTGTCCCATGGATTACTATAAAGATAAGGTCCATACACAGGGAATCCATCAAATGCAACACCAACTATCTTAGAATGTCCGTCAGGATGACGCATATTGTCACCATTAAACTGACTAGAACCATAGTAATCATTATATCCTGCCATTACAGCATCGTTTTGCCAACACTCTAGGAAGTGTGTGTCATGGTAATGATACTGTCCTGTATTCTCTGGGTGTCCACCACATGAGTCATCTCCAAAATCTACAGGAGAATCTTCATAGTGTGCATTCCACTGAAATCCTGTTGGTGGGTTACCACCTGTTCCAGCACTAGGATTAAAGATTGCTACACCATTAGCAGTAACACCAACAATACCTAAAGGTACATTTGATCTAGCATTTCTTTGATCAAAATACTCTAGAGTACCAGTGTAATTACTTCTACTATAATCTACAACTAACTCAAGATTACTTGATGTTTCTCTCCAAAACTCACCAGGACTAACAGTCTGACTAGTTCCTTTATATACAAATACTTGCTTCTTTTCATTAGCAGTTTGCTTATCAAAAATAAACAAAACCCTATCCCCTACTTGGATCTCACTACCCAACAAAGCATTATCTGCTACAGATAAAGGTACATCTATAAGATAACCATTCTGTGTGAATGAAGGAGTATCAAATGCACGAGCAGTACCAAATGTTCCACCTCTAAAATAGAAAGTATGCTCAAAATCCTGCTCTGTTACAGCATTAGGATTATTCTGGTTAGGGAACGTACCATACAACACTGGATTGGGGAGTCCATCCCCATCCACTGTGAGCATTTTTGTTCCTGCGTTGTATGATGACGTGGCAGCCATAGTTTCTAATTATTTATTGGAATATTTGAGTTGGTGAGAAGTTAGAAATAACTGTTGCACCAGTCTGTACCGAGAGGATTACAGAGTTAGAGTAAACAGGTGAAGCACCAGCAGCGGTTATTGCTACACGGAACTCATCACCATCATCTGCCTGTTCAGCAGAAGCAGTAGTGTAAACACTATTTGTAGCACCTGTTATGTTTGCCCATGTGGTCTCACCATACTGCTTACGCTGCCACTGGTAATTCAGAGGAGTAGTTCCTACAGAACCATCAGATGAAAGATTAAACGTAGCGAGTACGGTAAATGCAGCCATTTGACCTTGGTTAACGGTTACGTTGACTGGTTGTGCGGTGATAGTTATATAACCATCAACAATTACAATTGGGTTACCATCGGAGTCAGTACCCTCACCTGCGTAAGTATCATAACCACCGTTCATGGCAGGACCTTCAGGTGGAGTCCAATCATCCTCAACAGTGTTGTGGATGGTGACTTCTGGTTGTGCATAACCAACACCAGCAGTCTTAACATCAATCCTCAAGAGACCCATCAACGCACGTATGCGTCCATCAAATCCAGAAGATGATATGACATCAACGTTTGGACGTGAAGTGTAACCATCACCAGGAGAGGTGATAATTGCTGTTGTCATCTCACCAGAGGTTATCTCAGCAAGTGCTTCAGCACCACGACCCTTAACAGTTCCTGTGTACTCGAAGGTGATCAAAGAATTAGAAGACTCAATCAAAGCAACTTCACGATTCTCTCCTTCTCCATCGATTTGTAGGAGGTCACCTGCCTCAATCGGAGGTACGACTGTAGCAGCAATAACGTCTGCGTCAGAACCAATGTAGGAGAAAGCAACGAATGTTGATCCTGCACGAGGAACTTCAGCGAAGATAATACGTGAACCAACTAGTTCATAACCAACTCCAGGTTCCTGAATAACACCGTTTAGAGAAACGATAATGTTGTTCTCAGGAAGTATAGTACTAGAGCTAACACCTTCAGTTAGGGTTAGTGAGTAGAATCCACCTGCGTAACGTAAGTTAAAGGATGAACGTAAGGAATCAAACTCGAAGGATATATCATCCAACTGTCTAAGTTTACCAACGTAGTATCCGATAAACTCAGAACCGATTGTTGGAGGTTCAGTGAACTGGATCTGATCAGAGAATGCTGTGTATGCTTGTGTACCACCTGGAGGTTGTAGAACACCATTAGTGAATACCAATAGGTGTCCAGCAGGATCTGGGAAGTATGCTTCTCCGTTATTTGTAGTAAGTTTAAAGGATGTTTGTGAACCATCAAATCCTCTGAAGAACCTATCACAACGTCCAACAAGACCCTTAGATTGGGTGACACCAGCATACCAACCAGCATCAGACTTAATTGTAATATTGCTTGGGAAGTCTCCAACAACATCTTCCAACCAAATTCTACCTGAATCACCAGTAACTGATTTACCAGAGACCTTACCATAGGAATTGTAGTTAGTGACTGTTACACTACTCATCTCAGCGAGGATAATTGGGAAGTTATTGAGGTTCTCAAACTTACCAATTGCAGTACCACCAGCGGCTAAATCCTGAGGATCAGGTGTAACTACCTCACCTTGAGAGTCAGTTCCCCATGGTCTGAGGTTTGCAATCCAAATCTTATGTGGGATGTTAGGAGTAACACTATCATCAAATGCTTGATACTTAGTGACAACAGCAGTCCAACCTGGTTCCTTAATAGTAGTACCTGCGAGGAGGTAAACTACATCACCAGCAGTAAAGTTTCCTGCATACCCACCATCACGGATGATGTTATTTACATCACATTCTATCTGTGATTCTGCATGTACATACTGGTTAAGAGTTAACTCTTCGAATCCAGTAGCAGTAATGTATGCTATATCAAGAATCTTATCAGTGATAGAACCGTAGATAACGTCACCATCAACAAAGTCATCTGCGATGGTTTCGATATCAATCGTAATACGTCCACCACTATTACCTACAAGAGAACCAGCAGAGTTTTCGTACTTAACAATATCTGCCTCAGCACTATTTCCTTTGTTAAAGACCTTCTCATCTTGCTTAAATGCACCTCTAGAGGTGTTAATTAACATACGCTCAACACTAGTACCATTAACAGTATTAGTCTGACCACTATCTACACCCTCTAAAACATCATTGTCAGAGAATGATCCAGTCATATCCTCAACGTAGATCCAACCTTCGTCTCCACCATCACCAGTTAGAACAGAAGTCTGAACAATAGTACCATTGTTAGATGTAGAACCCTGTACTTGTACAGTTTCACCATTGGTAAATCTACCAGATGCTGCGTCTACATTAAACTTCTTATAGAGTTTAACAATATTTGCTTCATTGTTCATTGTGCGAACAACTTCAGCAGAAGCATTAGAAGTAGATCCAACCAAATAATCAGCAGTGTTAAATCCAGCACTAATTGGTTGATTGTTATCTCTTACAGGAGCAACCATTGCTGGCATATTAATACCAGTACGTACAACTGTCTGTAATCTTTGCTGACCTGTTAAATTCTTATCTAGTGCAAACTGTCTATATCTTGCATCATGACGCTTCTCACGAGTAATCTCAAAGAAGTCTGCCTCAGCATTAAGAACATAGTAGTATGTCTGATCCTGTAAATTAGGATCTAGATCCTGAGAAGCAGGAACATATGCAAGAACATCACCACGTGAGAAGAAGTTAGGCTTATGTATTGTTACAGTATTCTCTCTTCTCTCAAATCCAACCTCAATAGTTGGAGTCAATAGAATCAATTCTGGATCAGTGTTATAATCTTCACCTTCATCATATAGATTAGTCACATTAGTGATATCAACACTATTGATATAATCAATCTTATTAGTCGAAGGTGCTTGAGATCTATTCAGTGCATGATATGCAAGGTTAATAGAACTATCAATTGTAAATTCTGTAGATTCTTTCTCATACTCAAATCTATTAGCAATAGCAGCAGTATTAGATGGTTCTAGATATAGATCATATCCTGCCCACTGTGCATCATTGTTGTAGTCATATAAAGCACGTTTAACATACTCACGTATACGTGTAACATAGAAGAGTAAGTGCTGTCTAACGATATTTCCGAATGCTATAAAGTTACCTTCACCATCAAACCAAGAGTTAACCAACTTTAGCATACCTTGGTTACCACCTGTATTCAGGTCATACATCAAAGCAGTTACCATATTCTCAGCAAATGTTATATCTGCTGTAGTATCTGGATGGTTATTTTGAGTTCTCTCAAATGCCTTAGCAGTAATAGCATGATAATTAAAGAGTATGTGACGTGCACAATGCTTATCGGATACTGAACCACCACCAATCGTAGTCAACAGTACATCAAAGAGTGTATCAACTGCTGATGTTACGTTATAGCATGTATATAATTGATAATTATTGTTAAATCTCCATGGGAGTTCACGTTCTACAGCATCCAAGTGACTACCGCCACCACCAGATGCTAGAGATATGGTTTGGATAACAATATCCATCAATCCTTCGATCTTATCTGCAACACCAACACAAGTAGTATTCCAATCACCATCCATAGCACCATTCTGATCGAAGGTGATACTAACATCACGCATTACCATTTCTGGAGCGTACTTAACTGGCCAAATATTTGGTAGAGTCTTACTAATAGTACCATCAGTTAGACTTGCAGGTGTAGCAATAGCATCAGTATACAGACCCATCAAAGATGTAATAGCAGATGCTACGTCAGCACACTTAGGATTATTAGTATCAGCAGTGATTACAAAATCACCAGAATTGTAAGGATAGAAGTCAAGATCAGCATAGAACTTCTGAGCGAAGGTATGACCACCTCTAGGATATGTCTTCTGAGCAGTATTACCATCCCTTGTACATGTGAATGTAAAGGAGTTAGGTGCTAACTTACAAGTCGTTCCTGTTGACAATCCATGTGCACCAATTGTTAATGCTAGATATCCAGTTGCAGGATCGTAAGTAGCATTAGTTGGAGTATATGTAACGATAGGTGAGTTACCAATATCGATAGTAATAGTACTACCAGACTTACCAACAATAGGAACAGGTCTATCGAATGCTGGATCCTTAGCACGAGGATATGTGTGGTTAGTAGAATAGTTATCCTGCTGACATGTGAATGTCAAAGAATTAGGTCTAACCATGACAGATTCACCTGCTTTATCAACACAACCAGTAGCAATGCTAACCAGTGTATGAGTTGTTGTGTTGGTAGAAGGAACTGTATCTAATACCTGTACATCAAATGTATTTGTTGTGCAATTGGAAATTGTTAACCACTTACCAGATGCAGGGTCAGTAACTCTTGGATATGAATAGTTTCCACCACCCTGAGTACATGAGAATGTTAATCCACCATCAGCGATCTTAACGTATTCGCCATTAGCAAATCCATGACCATTGATAGTAAGTGTAACGATACCTGTAGTGGGGTTGTAAGCGGCATCAGTAGGTGTTAAACCAAGTGTAGGACCTTGGAGACTATTAGACCCAATATCAAGTGCTAGGTTACCTGTACCAGCATCATAGGTAGCGTTGGTTACGTTAAAGTTAACCTCAGGAGTAGTTCCTATATTAGCAGTAATCGTATCTGTTGTGTTAGAAATTATAGTTAATGTTGTTCCTGAAGCAGGATCAGTTGATCTTGGATATCCATGAGTAGTTGTATTACCATCAAATTCACAAGAGAACTGTATTGCGTTGTTATCAAGTGTGAATGTATTGATGTTAGCTTGCAATCCATGAGCAGAACCGAAGGTCAATGTTAGGTGACCAGTTAGAGGATCGTAGGTAGCATTTGTTGGTGTTAACTGAGATCCACCAGTTACATTAACTGAGTTAGATGCAGCAGATACAAATGTGTGCTCATAGTTACCACCAGTTACCAATGCACGGTCTGTAGCAGATACAAACTTATGAGCATAGTTACCACCAGTGATCAAGGCACCAGAAGCAGCACTTACAAACGTATGAGCATATTGATCATTAGGACCAGAAGCACCGATATCAAGTGTAACTACACCTGCAGGATCCTGTCTCTTAATACCATTAGTGACAGCAGATACAAACTCATGAGTATAGTCACCACCTGTATGTACAGCACCTGTAGATGCAGATACAAATGAGTGAGCATAGTAACCACCACTTATCAGAGCACCAGAATCGGCAGACTTAAATCCATGCCATGAGGTGTTAGATGAAGTACCAACATTCATTGTAATCCATCCGTTCTGTTTCTGTATAACACCTCTGTGGATGCTATTAGCAAGAGCAGACTGGAATACGTGTGTAGTAGTATTAGTGGAAGGAATCTTCTGTAGTAACTGTACACTGAATGTGTTAGTAGTTACATCAGAAACTGGAATATAGTTGTTATGTGCCCAGTCACGTTGTTGTGAAAGACCATTAGCGTTAGCAGATACAAAGTTGTGTGTATATGTACCACCAGATGTAACTGCATTAGCAGCAGCAGAAACGAATGTATGTGATGTAGTGTTAGCAGAAGTACCAACCCATACGCTGATTGTAGTATCTGTAACAGCAACAATCTTAGCAGCACCGTTATATACTGGGTCAGCACCACCAGCAGCATTTGCAGCTGCTCTTGGATATGTGTGGTTGGTAGCATTGCTGTCCTTATTACATGTGAAAGTAATAGAGTTTGCAGCAATTCTTACAGAGTCACCAGATGTCTGGATGCAGTTAGCAGCAGCACTTACAAAGGTATGAGGATTAGTATTAGTAGAAGGTGCAGTAGTTAGAACTTTAACATCGATGTAATCTGTTCCTGCTTCTCTAATCTCCATCCAACGACCACTGAAGGGGTCTCTAGTTTGGATACCATTAGATGTAGCAGATACGAATACGTGAGTAGAAGTATTAGACTGAGGTATTGAGTTTAGAACTTGTACATCAAATCCACTAGCAGTAGCATTAGAGATCTGTACCCACTTACCGCTCATTGGGTCATCTGCCCTAGGATAAGAATGGTTAGTTTGATCTCCGTCTAGACCACAAGTAAATGTCAAGGAGTTATCAGCAAACTTAACCCAATCTCCATTGGTTAGGTTATGTGCAGCAGTGGTATTGATATGTAAAATACCTGTCTGTGGATCATGTGTAGTACCAGTAGTTGCTGTGTGACTAATAGTAGAAGGTCTTGGATATGTCTTCTGTGCACTACCACCATCTAATGTACATGTAAATGTCAGTGCATTATCATCAATCTTAATATGCTCACCTTGTGTCAGAGTATGACCAGCAATGGTCAATCTCATGATACCTGTTGTTGGATTATAGTCAGCGTTGGTAGGTGTTAAAGTTTCACCTGCACGGAAACTATGAGCACCAATAGTCAAGTCCATAACACCTGTTACTGGTGAGTAAGCAGCAGCAGTAGGAGTCCATTGCTTCTCTATTGACTGACCAACATGAACTTGGAATGTATTTGTTTGTGTATTAAATACAGGGATCCACTTATCAGCAACAGGATCATCATGTCTTGGATAAGCATGAGTTGTATCATAATTATCCATCGAGCAAGTAAACTTGATCGACTCAGGTGCAAACTTAACCATTGCACCATCACCAAATCCATGGTTAGCAACAGTACATTCCATAATACCAGCAGCAGCATCATATGTTGCAGCAGTAATAGTAAATGTATCAGTAATATTTCTTGGATATGCGTGGTCTGAACCCTGACTATCTTCACCACATCTAAAGGTTACAGCACCGTCTTCGATCCAAATGGTATCACCATTCTGCATACCGTGATCGTTAACGGTAAGAGTCATCTTACCAGTATTAGGATCGTAAGCAGCGTTAGTAGGTGTTAGATCAGTAGCAGCAGCAAAGGTGTGAGCATAGTTATCGTTAGGACCAGATACTCCGACTTGGATATCAAATGTATCTGTACCTGCATTAAGTACAGGTAACCACTCATCATAAACTGGGTCAGATGTTCTAGGATATGAGTGCTTAGTAGCATTACCATCTTTAGTGCACTTAAAGTCAATAGACTCAGTACATACCCTAACGTGATCACCAGCATGAGTCAGGCAGTTAGTTACTGCATTGACAAATGTATGCTCAGTCTGGTTGGAAGATACACCAACATTAACATCAAATGTATTCTGAGTTACATTAGTAACATGTAACCACTTATCATATGCATAGTCTTCTCCACCAGGAGCAGAAGAGTTGTATGATCTAGGATAAGCATGGTTGGTTGTATGACCATCCATACCACATGTGAATACTAATCCAAATTGATTAATCTTAACTCTGTCATCATTCTGGAATCCATGGTTAGCAAGACTAATAGTCATTACACCAGTAGCAGGTGCATATGCAGCAGCAGTTGGAGTATGAGTAGTCTGTGCTTTAAATCCATGACTAGGAATAGTCAATGTCATAACACCTGTTGTAGGTGTATATGCAGCATTGGTTATATCATAGGTGTCTAAACCAATCTTATCGATTGTTATAGCAGTATTATATCCTGCATCAGGACCACTAGGACCAGAAGCACGAGGATATGCATGGTCAGTCGCATGACTGTCCATTGCACAAGTAAAGGTTAATGCATTAGTACCTAACTTAACAGTCTCTCCTGCTCTGAAGGTATGTGCACCGATGTTGATATCAAGAACACCAGTATTAGGAACAAACTTAGCATCATGTACATCAAAGTTTGTAATACCAGTAGTACCAACGTTAACAGTGACAGTAGTATCAGTTACACCTACAATCTCAATTGGCTCGTCATGTACTGGGTCAGTAACTCTTGGATAGGTGTGATTAGTAGCACCATTATCCATCGCACAAGTAAATGTGAGTGAATTAGGTTCGATTTTTAGGTTAGTTCCAACCGTAAGGTCGTGTACTCCCACAGTCATTATGAGGTTACCAGTGTTCGGCTCGTAACTAATTGCTGTGGGAGTAAATTTCTTGATCCTTGAGACACCAACATTGACTGTGAATGTGTCAGTTGTCTTAGAAATTATAGGCAACCACTGATTACTTGTCTGATCTGTAGTCCTAGGATAGGTGTGATTGCTGTAATGATTGTCCATTGAGCAAGTAAATGTCAATGAATTATCAGCAATATTGATCTTATTTCCTATATCAAATCCATGTCCAGCAACTGTTAGAGTCATTAAACCAGTACCAGCATCATAAGAAGCATCAGTAGCAGTGTGCTGAGTAGAGGCAACAGATACAATAGGTATAGCAGTGTCAAATGCAGGGTCTCTACCATAGTTAAGTGCAAGAGACTCATTCCTCATCACCTGGATGGCGAGATCTCTGGCATAATTAGTGATCCAAGTTGCTTCAGTGTTATGTGTTAGACCTTCATTGACATAGTATTCAGCAGCATGGAAGACCTTGTTGTTACCACCATGACGGAGGTTCCAGCACATAGCATCCAAGAAGTCAGTTAAGTCATGGACACAATTGATGTTACCACCAGGAATGTTAAGTGAAGGATATTGTACTAAAGCAGCAGCAATAGACTCTTCAGCAATCAAACGAATGTTTCTTTCGATGAGATCAGCAGCGTTAATGAACCTATCCTTAACAGCATTACGCTCATAGGACTCAACATCAACGTTATCAATAGATTCATCACCACCTGCAGGTGTAGTATCTTCGTCACCAGCAGGATCTGGGTCAAAGATATAGAGATTCTCACGACCAAATGCATTACGCATGGTCATTATTGCCATTTCAGTAGTAAGTTTAAGGACACTGATAGCAGCAGCATCTTCACCAGGTGCTACACCGACATTAACTGTGATATTACCAGTCTGTCTCTTCAGTCCATTGGTCGCAAATGACACAAATGTGTGAGCATTTGTATTTGTGGAAGGAGTTGTGGTTAATACTTGTATATCAAAGGTGTTTAACTGTACATTTGATATTGGTAACCATGCTTTGTATGCAGGGTCTTGTGGTCTTGGATAAGTCTTAGTGACTGCACCAGATCCTGTATCACAACTCATTGATAATGCGTTCTCATCGAGCATTACATAGTCATTTGCCTTAGTAATACCACTAGCAGTAGCAGAAACAAAGGTATGAACAGCAACGTTAGTAGATGGAATCTCTTTTAGTACCTGAACATCAAAAGTATTATTAGTTACGTTAAGTACAGGCAACCAAGAGTTGTATGCAGGGTCAGTTGACCTTGGATATGTATGATTAGAAAGGTCACCATCTAAATTACAGGTGAATGTTAGTGAATTTCCAGCAATTTTAACACTATCACCAGCAACGAAACCATGTCCAGCAACTGTTAGTGTCATAATACCTGTATTAGGATTATATGCAGCGTCAGTTGCGGTATGAGTTGACTCACCAGTGAATCCATGACCATTCTGGGTGATCGTTACGATACCAGTATTAGGATCATATGTTGCACCTGTTGGTGTAGAAGTAGTAACACCAACATCAGTAATTTTTACAGAGGTATTATAGACAGGATCACTCTGACGAGGGTAAGAATGCTCTGTAGCATAGTCATCTCTATCACAAGTAAAGGTTAAAGCACCATCTCTAAACCTAATAGAAGTACCAGGTTGCAATGTGTGAGCACCAACGTTCATCACTAGGTCACCTGTTACTGAATTATAGTCAGCATTGGAGACATTGTAGTTAACTATCGGTGAAGCACCAACATTAACAGTGATTGTGGAGATTGTACTCGAAGTAATAGCAATAGATTTACCATATGCAGGGTCACCTTTTCTTGGATACTTGTGCTTCGAAGCATGCTCATCCATTGAGCAGGTGAATGTTAATGATTCTTCTGCAATAGTAATGGTATTTGCAGTAGTTAATCCATGATTAGGTATGGTAATAACTAAATTACCATCTCCAGGAGTGTAAACTACGTTAGATGGAGTGTGATTACCACTACCATTGTCTGTTACAGCATTAGTAGCAGCAGTAACGAAGGTATGATCGTAATTACCACCAGTGTAAATAGCGTCAAGTTCTGATCTTACATACTGATGAGTATGCTGACGACCATTTAATTGGATAAGAGACTTATCTTCTTGGTTAAGATACAGATTAGCAGCATCCCAAGTCTTAGAGTTACCACCCTTCCTTAGGTCATGTGCGACTGCATTTAGAATATCTAATACATCATCAACACAATTCTGAGCACCATCAGGAACACCGAAGTTAAGATACTTCGATAGGTCATTCATTGTATGAACTGCTTCCCAAGCAATGACATTAGCATTACGCTCAAGCATATCAGCAGCATCTAACAACCTATCATTATCGGTTCTTTGGGCATTGTAACCTTCAGAGTCGATAGTAATGGTAGCATCTCTGTATACAGTCAGTTCTGTATACTCATTAACATAATAATCATCTTGATACTCGGATGATACACCAAGTTCAGCAGCAGTACTACCCTTAGTTACTAGAGTGTTGTTGACCGCATGCTTACAAAGCTTAGCAACATGGTTATATACATCTATTACAGCACTTAACTCATTATCAATAGAGTAAAGTTCACTATTAGCATTCATGAACTTAGCTGTGACGTTCCTGATCGCAGAATTACCACCAGTAACTAGATCAGCAACGACAGCTGGAAGTATATAAGTCTTTATCTCATGAGTACACTTATTGGGGTTCGAATTGGGGTTTGTATAGAAGTCATATACAGTACCATTAATATCCTTCGTATATGTTGCTTCTAACCAACCTACTGCTTCAGCAGCAATTACATCACGGTTCTTCCAAATTAGGTCACCAGCGTCTCTGAATCTCTGTCCAGTAGGTCCAATAATATCACCTACCTCATCAGCAAGAGCAGAAATTTCATCCTGAATGGCTTGAGATATAGGTGAAGAGAAGTTATTAGGTATACGAAGTATGTCAGTAAACTTAGTAGGATTACCATCACTATCAACACCATAGTTCTCAAGATCTGTACTTGTAGTAGTCAGAACATAGTGACAAATAGGTGCTAGTTCTCTATATGTGTAAATTGACTGTAGTACTTCATTAGCAATATGCTCAAGACCCTCATAAGCAGTTAGATAAGATCTCGCAGCAAGTGTACTATTGTAGTTACCACCATAACGTATATCATCAATAATACCTTTTAAGATATGTTCTTTTGTATCCCTTAAACAGAATGTAGTACCCTGTTGAGGACCAACACCATCAGCGGTGTCACCTGGCATCAACAGATCAGGATACTTAGCCTTCATCTTATTAACTGCTGTTTCAGCAATCCATGCTCTATTAAGTTCGAGCATATCAGCAGCCTTACGATGCTCATCTCTAGAAAGCTGAACATCCTCAACAATTATTTCCTTAGTGGCATAATTAACCTTCTTAGCTGCAGCAGCAGAGTTTGTCGTTCCAGTAAAGGTTGCATAAACATCCTTATCACTCATGATGATAGGATGCTCATTACTCATAGAGAATGAGATATTATCATTAGTGCTAAAGATAACTGGAGGAGTAAATGTTGCTGTGTAGTTAGATACACCCTTAGTGATAACAAAGTTATCAATATGACCTTGATAGAAGTTGGCACCTGCTTGGTCAGCACCAATGGTCATCTTCCTCTCAAAATAATTATTGGTGTCAGTGTAATCAGATCCTACCTGAACACCACCAACCCACAATTTAGTAATACCAGAAGTCTTAGATACTGCTACGTGAGTCCATGTACCAGCACTAATTCCATGAGAACCACTGATACGATCAGCGTTATCATAGGCAAGTTTGATACTACCACCATCAAGATATAGACTTAAAGATCCAGTCTCACTAAGTCCACTTGTACGGAAGTCAAACAGATACTGTCCACCAGTTACTGCCTTGGCCTTGATCCACATCTCTATAGTAAAGTTATCAGTACCAAATGCATTTACATCAGATAGATCATGAGTAAGATATGCTTGTGATTCTAATAATAGAGAGTTAGTTCCACTACGCTTATCAAGTGAAGTTAATGTTGCTTTCGCTGGATATACAGTAAAGGAATTTGATACTGCACTTACAAAGGTGTGAGCATAATCACCACCAGTAATAATAGCATCTTCACCACGTACAAAGGTGTGTAAAGTAGTGTTAGTAGAAGGTTGTGTACTTAAGACCTGAACAATAATAACACCACCATCTTGCTTCGTAATATTATTAGAAGTTGCACTTACAAAAGTGTGAACTGAGGTATCTGGAGAAATACCAATCTGAACACCAATAGTATTATTATCAACAACTGAAATAGGTAACCACTGATAACTTGCTGGATCAGTTGTTCTAGGATAAGTATGCTGAGTAGCATTATTATCATTAGCACATGTGAAGGTTAATGAATTATCAGCAATCTTGATCATCTCACCATTCGAGAATCCATGATTAGCAATGGTAAGATTTAAAGTTCCCTTAGTAGGAAGATATGATGCACCAGTAATTGAGTAAGTACTTGATGCAATACTATCAATGTTTACTGAAGTATTATAGAATGGGTCAGAATTTCTTGGATAAGCATGCTCTGTTTGGTTACCATCCTGATCACAAGTGAATACTAATGACTGTGGCTTAAATCTAATCTTCTCACCAACATTAAGATTGTTAGGTCCAATGGTAATTGCCATTACACCTGTATCTGGCTGATAATCAACACCAGTTGGTGTGTAATGCTTAAGTGGGGATGAACCAACGTTTACAGTAAATGTACTTGCTGTTGTCTTAATGATAGGTAATCTAACATTGTTAGCAACAGGGTCAGTAAGTCTTGGATAATCATGCTGAGTAGCATTAGCATCCATACCACAAGTAAATTTAATTGCATTTGCAGCAATAGAAACTTCATTACCTGTGGAGAATCCATGAGCAGCAACTGTTAAAGTAAGATGACCAGTAGCAGCATCATAGGTTGCGTTTGTTGGTGTAACGGTAACGTTAGAAGCACCAGAAACGTTTGTAATTCTTGAGTTAGTAATATACTCTCTATTCTGGAATGAACCAGTTAGAGCATTAGTATACAGCCAACGTAGTCCAGAGTTAGCACCCTTACATGAGAAATTAGCACCAGACTTATGACCCTTAACTGTGTCACCAGGAGTGAAGAATCCAAGTCCACCTCTATCCTTATAAGCAAACTTATAAACCCTTATGTTCTCACCTTCCTCGTAAGTACCATCGGTAACAGTAGCGAGTGAATTGATATATGCAAGACCACCACCCTCAGATACTGAATTAGCAGTAGCAGATACAAATGTGTGTGTATAGTTACCACCACTCTGAATACCGTTAGGTGTAGCAGATACGAAGGTGTGTGCATTAGTGTTAGTAACTGCACCCTGTCCACCGTTAACGTTAACAGTAATGGTTGTCTCACTAGCAGCAGTAATTTCTACAGCAGTGTCATATGCATAGTCTTCACCATCGCTAGTATTTGCTCCAGTTGCACGAGGATAAGATCCATTTCCAACAGTACCACCCTGATCACAACTAAAGGTTAATGATCCAGTAGCAATCTTAATACTTTCTCCAACTACTAAGGTGTGAGCACCAATGGTCAATACTAAATCACCACCAACAGGATCGTAAGTTGCATTCGTTACTGTGTGGTTAACAATAGGTGATGCACCGACGTTAACAGTAATAGTTGTAGCACCTACAGCATCAATTGCAATCTGCTGGTTGTAAGTTGGGTCACTAGAACGAGGATATGTCTTATTGGCAGTATTGCCATCCATCGCACAAGTGAATGTTAATGAATTAGGTTCTATCCTAACAGTATCATTAGTTGTTAAAGTATGTGATCCAATGGTTAGAACTAAGTCACCAGTGGCAGCAGTATATGATGCAGCAGTTGGTGTAAACTGAGCACCTGTGAATGAAGTAGTTGCAATATTTGCTAATGTGTCAATAGCAGTTGCTACGTTTGCACAATTAGTTCCACCTTGGTTACTACCTGAAGAGTAATCAGGGTCATAGTAATGTGCAGTAGAAGAACTGTCTAAGTAAGGTGCAGAATATGTTGTAGGATCATTCAGGTTATAACCAGCAGTATTAAGTGTCTGGTCATACATGATATTTCTCATTGCATTCTTACAGAGATCCTTAGCAGCATTAAATGCTGTAATTGCTTCTTGTGTCTCTGGAAGACCTATGAATACACCGTCAGTATTAAAGAACTTCTTGACAAACTCAACCATGTAGTAGTTGCCATCACCATCTAGGTCATCAGCAATAGCATCAATGAAGTAACCAGTGTCACGAGTACACTTAGTTTCTAATGTAGTCTGTGCTGCAGGTTGTGAAAGATCAATTAGATCAGATAGAGATGCAGTTGTTATTACCTCTGAAACATTAGTCCAAAGAGTGTTCAGTGCTGCTGTAACATCAGCACAATTATTAGCACCATAATTGGTGGAGTTAGAACCAGAAGTACCGTAATTATCTCCTGGAGATGGGTCAGCAGTAATTCCTGATCCACCAGAACCGCCTGTAGATTGCTCATTATACTTCGTATATGAAACAGAATCGATTGTCTCAGAACCACTTAATGTGTTAGTAAGTGCTTCGACCATATGATCATATGCCTTACCATAACCATAATTAATCTCATTAGCTTGAGAATTAACATACTGGAAAGTAGTACCATCTGGGAAGAACATCTGACACAATTTACGTGTATAGACTGTTCCACCCCATCCAGTATCTCTGGATAGAGCATCGATGAAATATCCAAGGTCTCTCTTACACTTAGCAGCACTAGGAATAGTAGTACCAGGATATTGAGTAATCATCTCATCATAAGACTTAGCGATGATCCACTCTCTATTCTTCTGGATCAAACGATAAGCATCCTTAAATCTACCCATCTGGGCAACTTGGTTGTCACCAGTGTGATAGAAACCAGGATAGTCAATTGCTATCTGAGAAACAGCAAAATCTATAATTTCTTGTCTATTATTTCTTATACTTCTAGCAGCATCCTTATATCTGTTCAGTGCGTCAGTTACAGGGTTACCATAAGTTACGTTGATAGAACGGATAACATCATTAACAGCAAGTGTACCACCACTTAAATTGTTATATTCGATTTCTGTAGAACGAACTTCTTCATAATCCAAGAAATCAGCGTTAATACGGTTTGCTGAATTGTTTAACTCAACAGGACTAATTGTAGTCTCTGAAATGTTATCTAGGATAACATTCTGGTTAGTAAGTGAAATAAGACGCTCAAAGACTAATCCAAAGAATGAAGAACCTTTGTTGATGATTAAAGTGTCTACAACGTCTCCGACTTTAGGATCACCAGATATAACTCCATTAACAGCATTTTGGTTAGTTACTGTTTCTCCATCTATGAAATCGGGGGTATTTTTCTTAACATAGTAAAGAACAGGTGGATTAGCACTTGCATCGAGTCTAACAACTTGTGCTTGAGCACCTGAGACTCCACCAGTGATTATTTGGTCTTCTTCGAATGCAACTGCTGCTGCCATGTTAATGGAGGTAACTGGATCTCTATAAGGTGAAATTCCAGTTATTTTAGCTGCGATCTTCGAAGATGCAGAATATATGAGATCATTAAGTAAAATATTGTAAGCACCAGTTTCGAACTCTGCAGTACCAGAAGTCTTAGAAAGTACAAGACTAGAATCGAGATTACCGTCTAAATCGAGGTTTGTCTCTTCTATAATTGCTGTATCGCCACCTAGATCAACTTTAGTGACTGTTTCGCCAAATTCGAATATAGTTGACTGATTAACATCATCAATGCTTCCAATGAATGCACTGAACCCAGTTCTGCTTACATCGACTCTAGCGTTGTTTACAAACGTTGTACCGATGATTTCGATGATATCAATACTACTTGTACTAGTATCAATGACTTTAGCACTTGAGTTAACGTTATTAAACTTAGCTGTAATGATATCTCCGATTTGTGGGAAAATACCACCGATCTGAGTTAAATTAAGTCTCTTAATCGGTAAAACGGTAATATCAACATTTCTGTAGATAACTTTAGAATCAGGACGTGGTGCTTCAGCAAATACGATCTGATTACCAACAATTTGATATGCTTCACCAGGAGATTGGATAACACCGTTTAAGGTGACCAACATCTGATTTTCTTTAATAATAATCTGTTCACCTTCTACAGTAAGGTTAAATGCCTTTGTAGCACCATCAAACTGATCAGAAATGCTATCAATCTTCTTAACGATAGAAGTTAGAATTTCCTCGGAGTTTGTTAGTCTTTTCTTCCTGAATAGAACTTCAGAGTTGTTAAATGTCGAATATATGGGTTGAGCAGCACCAAATGATGTAATTTGGTTAACATTAGTATATTCGTCAATATTAACCTGTTTGGTGAACTCAGTACCAATTCTTCGGCCAGAGATGTCCTTACCACCCGTTAATTCCAACTGACCAAACATATTAAAGCCAGCTGGGTGGTTATTCTCTAATATCTGCTTCTTCCAACGGTTGATCGGAATTTGAGACTTAATAACGTATGAGAAGTTCTGATAGAAGTAAGAATCCTGAATCTTCTGTACAATCTCAGAAGGCTTACCAACGTCATCAATAAACCTACCAGAGGTCTTAGTGATAGCGTCAATGTTCAGAATACCCTTAGCAATCTGTACATTGTCGATAATACCAGATGCTCTAGAAATTACACCCTGAACCTTGCCACCCTCGACAAAAACACCCTTAGGATTAACAACCTTAAGGATCTTAGGTCCAATCTGCCAACCATCGTTAGTTGATACAGTACCGAAGGCATTTGCCAAATCATATGACTCACCTTGGAATACTTCTTCAGATTCTAAGAATCTAGAGGTTTCTACGACTGCTTCTGCTTTACCACCAAATACCTCGGTTAATAGCACCTGTCTACCATTACCTTGTGTTAAGAAGGTGATATAGTTACCTGATTCAGCATCAGCAGGTGTTAAAGCAAATCTCAACTGGTCACTTTCTAAACCAGCAACATTACCAGCAATAGCATAGTAAGTGGTTGTAGATGACAATGAAGTCAAACCAACACTACTTGGTTTTGGTAATTCACCAACATCACTACCAATATCTTCTGCACGGAACTGAATAGCAGCACCAGTGGTTATACCATGAGGGAAGTTAAACTGTAGATAATTAAGGTCTAAGTTAACAACATATGTAAATTCTGACTTAAGTGTAACTGATGGTTGTGAGCTATATCCTGCACCTGGGTCTTTAACGATAATCTCAGATAATCTGTTGTTTTTAACAACTGCTTCTGCATCAGCACCTGTTCCACCACCACCAGCGATGACTACAACTGGTGCAGAGGTATATCCAGCACCTGGGTCAGTTATCTTGATCTCAGAGAGTATTGAGGTGTTAAAGAGTTGTAAGTTGACTGGGAATGCAATCTCAGGACGTAAAGTATAGTCATGAGAGTAACCATAACCAAATTCATTGTTTTTAAGAGTTTTGATCTTACCAATCTCTGTACCAGTCAAGAATACAGAAGCACCACTACCTTCATCAGGTATAACGACCTCTAAATCACCACCAGAACCAGATAAGGTAGATCCTAGGATTCCTGTAATACCATCAACGTCAATCGATCCAAATGTGTATCCTTTACCTGGATCAGTTAATGTAACATCAGTTATAGTACCAGAATTAGTTTCTGCATCAATTTCGACGGTAATGATGCAAAGA